ATGTACTAACATATCGGTTATACTTTTTCGCCCCCCCCCATACAATTATTTTTTGTATCAATATAGTCATTAGTAATAGTCATTAATTCCTCTTGTAAGTCTGATAGTTGTTTCTTTAGTAGTAGTTCATTTAGTTCTACTCCTTGCAGTCCTTGTTGCATTGTCTTAATTAATGATTGTTGCATCTTAATTAGTTGCTCTTGCTTGTCTATTATTCTTTTAGCCTCGTCAAATAAGTCTAGTAGTTCGCTTGTCATTGTTCTCTGTTGTTTAATTTATCTAATTCAAAGTTAAGATGATTGATTGCTTTCTGTATATCTTCAAATGGTGACTCGTGTTTATAATTACAACGCAAAAGATAACTCACTGCAACCCCAACATTATAGCTTAAATCCCAGTCCTCGCATACTTTTCTAGCTTCATAGCCATAAGTACTACCCACATAGTAATTAGGTATAGGGTTGCTCTTTAAGTCCTCTATAACTTCTTTAGCTTCGTCTCTGTTCCTTGTATAGTCGTAGAAGTATTTACTCTTTGTCATTTCTTTTACGTTTTGCTTTTGCCCACGCTGTTTTCTGATTGTGATGTGGTAGACATAAAGTCATTAGGTTATCTTGGTTTAGTCTGTCTCCACCGTCTTTAATCTCTATTATGTGGTCAATTACAATTTTATCTTTATAATTTACTTTACCTTCTTCACTACACCATCTACAATGTGGCTCTCTTTCAATGTGCCACTTTCTAAGGTTTCTCCAAGCTCTACTATTATAAAAGTCATAATTCTCGCTCTTATGTTTCTCAGTAAAGCCAGTAGTCTTTTTGCTACTTGCTATCCATTTCTTTTTATTTCCCTTTGGTAAATTAGGCATTAGTTTAAAAATTCTATATCGTTGTCATCGTATTCTGGTAGCTTATACTCAATTGATATTATTGGAGGTATTCCGTTATTGTTTAGCCAATCTTCTAAGCTATCTATTAAAGTATCTATTGCTCTATCTTTTGCATCGTCAAGTAGTTCTGTATCTTCTACTTTCAATTCTATACTAATACTCGCAACTATCTTCATTTCTTTTATTTTCTTCTGCTATAAAGCCTACTATAAAATAATGTATAAATATTATAGCAAATATAGGTAAACAGCTCAATAGTATTATTAAGGCTATCAATGTTCTAAAAATACTTTTCCCTATCTTCATCATCCCAAAATCGTTTATAGGTTTTAGCATTGTATCTGTTAGCATTATCTTCTAGTCTTTGTTCTTCTACTCTGTAATCTTCTCTATATCCAAACATCAATTGAAATCCTACGTCTGTTGTTATCTTTTTAGGCAATATTAATTCTAGTCCGTTCTCCGTTCTTTTATAAATCTCTTGGTGTCTGGTTGCCCTATTAGACTTCAAGAGTTGATTTGTATTTATTTATTATCCTTTCCATCTGTGACTCATACCATATTGGAAAGTCGTATGCTTGTTCGCTTTGCTCCCACACTCTATACAATACAGCTCTTAATCTTTGTGAAGCTGTTTTAGTCTTACCTACTTCAAAGTCTGTAGTAAACTTTTCAACTTCCTCTTGCTCTGCTTTGCTTATATCATCAGAACTTATTAAAACCATTCCAGGAGATTTGCGTAAGCTAAAAACTCTCATCATTGTTTCTTCTGGTAGCTCTTGAGTATGTATGTTAATGCTAAGAGTTCCGTCTGCTAGAGTGCTTACCTTGTTCACTCCTCCCTCGAATATTACTGTTTTCTTCATTATTGTAAATATATAAAATTGATTCAATTTCCCAATCTTTTGGGTCTAAAGTTTTAAACAATCGATTGTTAATCCAGCTCTTTAATTTTTTATTCATTAAATAAATTATTTAACTTTTTTTCTACTACACAAATAGTATCATTATGACTTCCTCCGTGTGCTACTATAAGAATTTCTATTATTTCAAAATCTCTTTTTTTACCTATGCCATTACTATTCCATCCAAAAGAAATTACTATTGCATTGTTTTTAGTTATTCTAAATATTTCATTTTTTAACTTACTCCAAAAAGAACTCTGTGTAGTTTCCCAGTTTACTGACTTGTTAAGTTTTTTATAAACTTCGCTTACTTGTCTAGGACTATATGGAGGGTCGAATAAGACTAAGTCTATTGTATTGCTTTTTATTTGTTTTAAAAAATCTAAAGCATCTAAATTAAAATCAGTCTTGTAAGATTTATCTAAATCATTAGTAATTTTTGCTATTTTATTTTTATTAGCAAAAGGGTCAATACTTAATAAATTTTTGTTGTTATACTTATCTATCAATTTAGATATACATTTAATGTCAAATGTATTTTTGTTAGGCATTTCCCACACTCTTTTAATTATCATAGCTCTCTAATCTTTTGCTTATACCTTTCGATTGCTTCTTCATAATCAGCTCTTGTTAATTTTACTACTATGTGCATTCTACTTTCTAACTCATCGACTGTACCCTTACCCCATTTATTTTCTACTCCTCTTGCTGCTAGAATCTGGTTACCGTTCAGGAAAGTATTGCAGTACGAACACTGGCTATTGACGTTACGTTCTTCGTATCGAATACTAAGGTAACGTCTGCTGAATAGATGCCCAGCGTGAGTACTACCTCCAAAAGCTGGATATTCTTTACCACAACTAATACACTTGCAATTGCCTTTATAATCGCTGTCACGCTTTCTAATGTACTCGCTAAATACTTTGTCTAGCTTTTTTTTTAGTTTACTTATTGTAGTGGCCATTGCCTATCTTTTTTATCTCTCTTTTATCTATTGCCTTGCTAAATGACTCAACACGCTTTTTGTAGACTTCGTATTGGTCAATCTGATTAGTTTGTTTTTTAAGTGCTTTAGACATCTTGTAACTTCTAAGAGCTTCATTCCACGTTGGAACATTAACAAAGTGTGGTCCATCGTTCTCTCTTATGTGTTTATTTATGGCAAATCTAACCTCATCTAATTCCATAGAGCCATAGTTAGTTGCTAAGTCGTTACAGAATAAATTAGTCATCTGTACTATTATCTCAGCTTCTGGAGCTTGTCCTAGCTGTACGTAGAGCGTAGCTATTATCTCATAACATTCTTTTTTTAGTTCTTTAATATCATTGGCATATAAATACCAAACTTGTTTACTTTTGTCTTTCATCTTTATTATGTTGTATGTGTTTCCATCCAGTTATCAAATAATGAGTATCCCAAGTTATTCTGTTTCTGTATTTGTTGTCAGTCTTGTAAAGTTTAAACATATTTTTTACTGTTACGTCTTTACGTTCTTTAATATCTAAATAATTAATCATTCACTTGTTTTTTTACTTCTATTAATACTTCCATAAGGCTGTCATATATCAGCTCTAGTTCTTTACTACCCTCAGTCCATTGAGTTATTTCTCTTTCATATTGTGCTGATACTTTTAAAAGTCTGTTAAACTTTAATTTTATTAAATTAGAGTGTGCGCCTTTCAAGTTGTATAGTTGCTCGTTAAAGCATCTAAACGTAGCAATTAATAAAAGTAGTTCTTTTGTATGTTCTTTAGTCATTTTTATAGTGTTTTAAATATGGTTTTTGTTTCAATAAACATTTTTTCTTTTCCCTTTTGTCTATAAATTTAATATATCTAAATTGTCTTAAAGTTTGACTAGTTGCCTTAGATTTATTATCTTGCAAATATCTAGCAGACTTACTTTGTTTTGGGTTTCTTGTCATTAAGCTATTATGATAAATCTCACCCTCTAATGTCCAAAAAATACTCTTATGTTCACCGAAATAATCAAAAGAACATGCTTGGTATACTATACCAAAACCTCCACATCTTTCGTCAGCAAAAGACTGTATCCATTTAATTTTTTTTAGTTTTTTCTTAATATATTTTATTGAGTGACTTATAGCTTGGCTTTCAGCATATTGTTTGCAGTCGTCATCAATCCACATTCTATTCAATTCTAAATACTCATTTTGTTGAGTTCCTTTCACTACACTACCACAAGAAGCTGGATTCATAGCGTATCCATATTGTAAAACTCCTTTCAAATTATTTTTATAAAAAACCCCTAAATGTATGTAAGTAGCGTTATAAACTTTTTTTGAATAATGATTTTTTATGATTATTTCGTTTGCTAATTTTCTGTCTATTTCTTTGACGTAAAACTCATCTGTACCAAAACCTATACATTCTGATTCGCCCCATAAAGACTCTTGATTTTTGTAAATATATTTTTTAGTCATTATATTCTTTGTTTATCATTTCAAGTCCTTTTTGATAGTTAGTTAGTATCTTTTGAACTTTCGATTGTTTTTCTGTTTTCAGATTAAACAATCCCTTCCATCCATTCTCTATAGATTGTTGGATAATTTGCGCCTGGTTTTCTTTGTTGTTGTTGGAGATTCTTAATAACTTAGAAATAGCAGCAGCCTCGCCAAGTGGTTTGTAGGTAGTTCTAAACTGTTCCTTCCTAAATTCTTTCCATAAATTCCAAGCCTCTAAATTTAATTCAAAAGGATAATCCCTCTCTGTTTTAGTATTATTAGTATTTAGTTTATTTAAGTCTTTAGTATTATTAGTATTTAGTAGTGGTCGATTTTCTACATATAGAATTTCTACATCTTGATTTTCTATTTCTTGAAAATCGGTATGTGGTTTCTCAAAGACTATATAATCCCAGCTTACTATCTTACCTTTCTCTCTAATTTGCTCTCTTTTCATATAACCGTTAGATGTCAGCTCCTTAAAGGCTGAGTAAATAGCAGACTTGCCGTCTGTACTCCATTTCTCGACCTCCTCAACATACAGCCTCCAGTCGTTAGGTAAAGCCAAGAGGTGACATAGCAACCCCTTAGCTTTTAACGATAAGTTTTTATTAAATATAAACTCATTGTTGATTGTGGTAAAGTTCTTTGACTTTTCTACTCTAATTCGTTTCATTTTCTATTTTATATTGAGCGTAACTAACTGGCTCTCCAAACTTATTCTCTGACTTAAGAATAGTAGTAGAAATGTTAAATCCCTCATCTTTTAAAATAAATACTACAGCAGCTAACCGCATAATGCTATAGTCAAAAAATGCTTGTACTGGAGTTATTGGTCCAATCTCTTTAAGATGTCTCAGTACTTTGTCTTTCTGTGATAATTTAGTTTTCATTGTTTTAATTTGTTGGTTAATATTAAATTCCTTGTCCTTGATTTTCTTTTAACTTTTGTTTTAAATAATCGTTGTAACGTTGTTTTTTTATATTTACTATTTCTCTTATGAGTTCTCTAGGCTCAACATAGTCTATTTGTAACTTAAAGACATCTAAAATATCGTTGTATTTACTACTATAGTAGTCATCATAAGCCATCAAGTCTTTATGCTTTTTGTAATGGTGCATTATACTAGCGTGGTTTAAATTAAACTCTTTAGCTATCTTAGTCCAATTAAGTTCTAGTATATCTCTGCAAATTACAAAAGCCATTCGTCTATTATCAACTATGTGTCTTTTTCTACTTTTAGATAACAGCTCTTTTTCGCTCATCTTAGTAACATAACAAACAACTTTTTTAACTCTATCTATTTTATCCATTTGTCTTAGTTTTTAAATACCATTCTTGAAGCTCTTGACATTGCTCTTGTCTAAGTATTGTTTCTGATATATATTTGTCTCCAATATTTATATACC